CCGTCACCGTGGCCTGCTGGCGGACTTCGCCCGGCATGGAGTCGAGGACGGATTTGCGGAATTCGGCGACGGAAACGCCGTCTTCGATGGCCTTTTGCGCCTCCTTGGCTTTGCCAAACCGCGTGCCGATGGCATTGATTTCGGCGATGCGGGAGCGTTCGGCCTTCACGGCGTCGTTGTTGTCCGCAGCCGCGACAGGCGCGGCGGGAGCGTTGGATTCAGTTGTCATGTTTGTTTTCAAATTGATTGGTTTGTCTTCCGTCTGTTTGCTTCGCCCCACGCCTACGGAAACATCGGCTGGAACTGACACCAAGGACACTTCAAACGGAGTCCATCGGGTTACGCGGTAAGTTTCCTCCTTGCCGCCGTTTTCCGATTTCACCATCTGCATTTCGTCAACCGAATATCCAACCGAAACCAATCGGCGGATGCCGTCAACGATGTCTTGGAAAATTTCATTGGCGCGCTCGCTTTTTGAAAAGCGAACAACGGCGCGGCCTTTCTTGTCCTGGCCGATTGTGGCCGACTCGACAACGCCGACCTGATCGCGCGTATTGTGGTCGCAAAGAAAAGCCGCGCCCGAATTGAGCCGCGTCAGATCGCACTCGCCCGGATTATGGCCGAGGATTTCATCGCCAAACCAACGGCGCACCGGCGTTTCGCTGGAAAAGGAAAGTTCAACCGTGCGGGCCTCGACGTTGACCGCCTCGCGCTTGACATCGAAAGAACGCTGAAACTTTTCGCCGATCGCCCGGCGAAAATCTTGGCTCGAATGTTCTGTCTTTTTTTCCATTAGCTTTGCTTATGTCGCAATAAGTAGCACTAAATTCTTGCGTGTCAAACTTTTTTTTCCTTCGGGTTTGGGGCTGGATTCGCCGCGCCAAGCATTTCCGCCTTGCTCCCGCCTAGCGTGGGCGTCACGAAAACGAGGCCGGCATCGTCCGCCATTTCTTTTTCGTCTTGCAGGGTTTCGAGCATTTCCCTGAAATCCGCGCCCTGCTCCGCGACGTATTGCGTGCGTGTCGCAAGCCCGCCGTCAATCGCCAGCAAGGCCGCGCGCACGTCAACTTCGGGATTCAACCAGCCCCAACGCCTTCCGCTGAATTTCGGCGCGTTGAATTTGGTGAACTTTGAAAATGGCAGCGGATCGAAGTATCCCGCCAGAAATGCCGTTTCAAGCCACGCCTCGAAAATTGGCGTGACGAGGTGCCGAATCATGTGCGACTGGATTTTCTTGTATGCCTCGTTTTCCTCCAGCTTGGCCTGACGATTTCCACCAACACTGCCGGTATCGTCGCCGGTCAATGTGAAATAGGAAATGCCGCCGCCCGCCGCAACCCCGCGCAATGTTGCGCGCACGAATTCTGAAAATGCGTCCGTCGGGTGCTTTGGGTCGTATTGAATGAATTCATCAACACTTGAAGGCAGCGTTCCGAATTCGCCTGGCCCACTGTCCATGATTTGATTCCCGGACGAATCGGAGCCGTCGCCTTTGTATTGTTCCCCGTCCTTCGTTTTGAACCATCCGCCTTTTTCAGCGGCCAGCCGCGCCGCAATAAGCTCGGCCTTCTCGTATTCTTTCAGGTGATTGAGCCGCGTCATCGCCGAACAGAGCCAAGGAATGCCGACATATTGCGTGGGCCTTTCGCGCAAAAAATAATGAATGATGTTTTCTGCGGGAACGCGGCGGCGTGTGGTAAAGGCATTGATTGCGCCAGCGAATGTGTCGCCGGGGTGCTTCTCGGTGAGATACAGGGCAACCGGGCGTCCAATCGGATTCCGTTCAATGCCGAGAAACACGCGGTTGCCATTCGGAAGCGTTTCGGAATAGCGAATGTCAAGATGGTCAATCTCAATGATTCGCAGCGTGAATGCGAATTCGTTCGCTGCGCCGTCCCGAATCTTTTCAATCAAAACACCTCCGTCTCGCGCCGCTCCGCGCAAGGCCAGTTTCAGAACATCAAACAGGCCGTCCATTCCGGTCACGGTGCAATTGCGCGGCTTGCTCCATTCGCGCCAAGCCGATTCAATCCGGCCATTGGCGTAATCGTCCGGCGTGCCGGACGGGTCAACGATTTTCATTTGCAGCGAAAATCCAACGTCATCCATCAGGACGTTGTTTTCGATGCTGGCATAAAAGCGGCGAGCATAGTCATTGTTGCGTTCGTGATCGCGGGAGCGGGCGCGCAAAAGCACAATTGAATTTTGCGCCTCAATGTCGGCGGTAGATGTCGGCGGATTCCAGTCGGCGGTTGTGCGCGTCGTGCGCCCGGCGTCATAGGAGCGGCGTCCAGTTTTTCCAAATCCCAGCCTGCGCAGCGCGCGATTGATGAGTGTGTTTTTCATTCGCCAACAAATCGCGTGAGAATTCTGCGGCCCGTGGCGCGGCCTTGCGCCGAAGCCTCTGCCGCCTGTTCGTCGGCCAATCGCCCGCGCCAGTAGGAAAGCGCCGCGATGATTTCTTGGTGAGACATTTTTTGAACCGAAATGCCGAGGCCGTTGACGTAGGAAATTTCCTCCCGGCTTGCGCGATTCAATGCGACGGATTCGAGCGCCGCCACAATCTTTGCCGCCATCGTTCGCCCGTCGTAATCGCTGGCGGCGGTGGCGATGTCCGGTTCAATTACGAGGCTGCCGGAGTAGATTTGAAACCTGCTTGAAAGGGCGGAGACATAGCCCGCCATCAAATAGGTGCCAGCAGTCCAATTGGCGGTTGTGGCGGCGGAAACCTCCACAAGATGCGCCGTTGTGCTTCCAGATTGCGTCGCGGTAACGCTGATGGTTTGTGCCCCGCGCAGTTGATATGTCAAAATCCAGTCCGGTGCCGGAAAATCAGAAAGTTCTTTCGTCCAAGTGAAAGTGTTGCCCGCCTGAAAACGGGCAGGCTCAATCGTCGGCGGTGTTGGCAGCGTCGCGCTCAATCTTTGTTCCTAATGCAAATAATCTGCGGCATTAGGAAAACTTATTATTCAAACACGGTGGCAAGTCAACATGATTATTGCTACCAATCAATCCGTCGGCGCGGCGGAAAGAACTTTTGGGGCGCTTTTGTTTCGGCCACCGGCCCCGCTTGCGTCGTGTCGCCAGAAAACTTTTCCAGCGGAGGCTTGACCATCGTTTCTTCAACCCGCCTTTTCAGCGCGGCATAATCTGGATTCAAAAGCTCGACGTTTGCCAAGTTGTATGCCCGCAAGTCAATCGCCTCGTTTCGCTCCCTGATTTTGTGCCAGTGATAGCGCGGGAATCCGTGCCGAAATTCCTTGCGAAGTTCCTCGGCGGTCAACTGTCGGAAAAATTCTTCCGTGTATCCGAACCCCTGCGGGAAGTGCATGAATCGCGGTCCTGGCGTTTCAATTTGCATCCGTGAAAACAGTGTGCGCTTGGCAATGTCGGTTCCCACAAGTATCAGCCGGACTCCGTGCATTTTTGCGGAGTTTGATTCGCCAACCAGCGGTGCCGCCGCCGCGGGCGAGCCTTTGCACGCGAACACGCGCCGAATCTGGCGCGGACGCACAAACCGATAGACTGGCATGGCGAACGACTGCCCACCGGCCTGCCCGCCAGAATCAATCAGAGTTTGCGCGATTCGCAATTTGCTTCCGTTTGAATGCGGGAATTCCTTGGTCAGGTATTGGTCAAGTTCGGCCCATAGCTCTGGCCGCTGCGGGTTGCCGTAAATCTTGTGGACTTCAACGCCCCATGTTTCTTCCTGCATCCCGTGGCCCACAACTTCAACCTCAATGCGGTCTGCTTGAACGTCGCAAGATGCGGTGAGAAACAAGACGGACATCGGAAGCACAGGGCCGTATGGCTCGCAACGGTTGAACAGCGGCGCATGGTCAATGCGCTCTGCCTTCACTTCAAACGTCTCGCAAAGGAAGGTGTTGATCCATGTTTGCAGCTCCGATTCGCCGCCGTGCTTCGCGTCCAAAAACTCGGCAACCATTTGATGAAGTTTGGTTGCGTAACCTTTCTTGGCCGGGAACGGTGACGCGATCCCGTTCAAGAATCTTCCGCGAATTCCGGTGAATGGTGCCGTTGCTCTCCACTCGCCGCGCATTACCATTTCAAGCCGCTCGGCATCCGAAAGTTCGGCCCGGCAGTTTTCGCAGACATACACGGCTGATTCCGGCCTTGAAACGTCCGCGCCCTTTTCATCCTGCCAAGTCCATTTTACGCTCGACCATTTCAAAGTCTGAAAATGCTGGCAGCGCGGGCATGGACAAAACCATTGTTGCTTGTCTGATTTCTCAAACCAATCTTCAATCCGGCTCGCGCCTTTGATCGTCGGCGTGCTGGTCAATACCTGTATCGAGTTGCGATAGTTGTCCGCGCGCTTGAACGCCAGCGTCACCGGGTCGCCCTCCTCGTTGTTTTCCATCGCGTCAATTTCATCGCAGAAAACGATCGGCGCTTGAATCTGGCGGAAGGCGGACGGCGACTGTGAGCCAATCATCGTAATCGTCCCGCCGGGATACGACTTTGAAAGCATGGTGTTTGCCGCGCCTTTCGTTCGAGGTTCGCGCACCTTTTTGCGAAGCGCCGCCACGCCCTTCACCATCGGATTCAGAAACTGCTTGGAGAACCGCTTGGCGGAGTCAACCGTTGGATACACGACGAGGATGTTGCGCGGGTCTAAATCAATCGTCCGCCCGAAAAGATTCAGGACGCTTTGGGTTTTTCCAAGGCGCGAGGCCATCATATAAACGCAGACTTGAACGGACGGGTCTGAAAAATCCTCGTGCATCGCCCGCTGATATGGCGCGGCGGCAAGCGAGAATTTCCCCGGCATGGCCGTCACGTCGTTGCCAAGCCATACGCAACGCTCCGCCCATTGCGCTGTGTTTTCATCCGGCGGCGGCGCGAGGCAGTCGAATGCCCGGCGGAGTGCGCGCTCAATCCGTTTGCGGGTTTTCATTCTGAAATGCCAATGTATCTTAACTCCATGCGTTCGTGGTCAACGCAATAATCTACCGAGCGCAGATCGCCGTTGACGGTCGCAACGAGCCTGATGATTTTGCAATCACCGGAAATTCTGCATCGGTTGTTTTCGGCAATTTCTGATTTGGCCGGGCAGTCAACCAATCTAAATGTATTGTCATTCATTTTCTTCGCTCTTGCCTTCATCCACGTCATCAATTACCACGCCCGCAAAGTATTCGTCGAGGTTCGCGGGTTGCAGCTCGTCCAAAATCCCGCGCCGGTCTTTTTCATTCAGCCCGCTCGACATAATCTTGGCCCGCAGATTCAGCATAACCCTTTCCCAAACCAGCAGCACGGCGTCAACCGGGACGTGCTTCCGCTCCATTGCCCGCGCCTTTGCAATCACCAAGTCCGCCTCGGCTTTCGTCTTGCGAATCTTTTCGTTTTCAAGGTTGCTTGAATCCTTGCGCTTGTGTTCGCGGTAGTATTTGAACAACCCGGCAATTGTTTCTTCGCGCGGCCAGCGTCCACCATCCGGCGGGGCCATGTAGCCAAGGTCGGCAATTTGGCGGTGCCGGCGGTCGGTCAAGCCGGTCAAGGCTGACAGTTCTGCGCTGCTTATCGTTTCGGTTTCAGACATGAATTGAATCGGTTTTTATTTTTGGCGTGTGTAGCTCGACTTGGCGCGCATGGCAACCA